AGAAATCTCTGTCGCGTGTTATCCGAGCGTTAGCGCGGAAGGTTGTGAATACGAGAAACATCAAGCCGAGTATGGCTATGACTATTGCGAATACATCATAACTGGTCAGATACATAATTTCTCCTTTTGGTTGAACCTGTACGATTATCGTACAGGGGTTAGGTGGGCTAGGCGGATAAAGGTATGCGCATAGCCCACCCACCACAGTTTGGACCTGCGGTAGCACTATTATCCCATTATGGGGTGGCTAAGTCAAGCCCCAATGGTTGGAATTACAGGCAACTCGGCTATCTCTATACCACCACCAACACAAACCTTTTCGGCTAGGTATCGTGGTTATGATGAGTGGCGTACGATTCTCATACACGACAAGACGGCAATATCTATCACCCACCCCAACACAAACTCACCCGACACAAACCTTCCCACACAAACTCTCCACACAAACCAACACAAATTTTTTCGGCGCGCTTGGCGCGTACGATAATCGTACGCAGACAGCACGAAGCGCCCACCCCGCGAAGGGTAGGCGCTTGGCGCTTAGAGATTAAGACGCTTTGGCAGTTGCCTTGCTCTTAATCGCTGGATGATTCCTGCGATTATATTCAGAGATTTTAGCAACTAGGTTGATGAACTTATCCCATTGCTGAGCATTGCTTACCTTGAAATCGGTCAGTTCAGTTGCTCCCAAAAAGAAGGATACATAGGCGTCAACATTATCAACGACAGGAACAGGCGCGGAAGCCTTGCGCCCTGCCTTAGCCTTCTCACCCTGCTTAGGCGTTGCCTTCACCAATTCAGCGAACGAAGTGGATCCACTGATAACTTCTTCAGCCTTTTTGCCAAAAGCGCGCTTTGCCTGAATTGTAGCGTTCAAGACATCTTTCAGAGCCTTATCTTTGCCACCAGCGAGAGCGCGAACTTCTCCTGAGAGCAGGAAGTATTGAGCAGTTGAAGGCTTAATCGTAGGAAGCGCGCCCTTATCCTGAGCGCTCTCAATAGTTAATTTCAGACCGCGTACGGAAATCGTTCCAGCCTTGAGCATAGTCAAAGCCTTCTCATAGACGGCAACTTCAGCCTCAAGATTAACTACTGCCTCAAACGAACGGCGTAGTTCAACATTAACAACATCAAGCGAACTAAGTACTTTTGATGACTTACTTTTCATCTTACTTTCTCCTTTATCTTGGTTGAACCCATTGTTCAACCAGTACCCCAAGAATACACGAACCCCCCCATAGAGTCAAATCACCGCGCTAGGCGTACGATAATCGTACAGGCTCACGCTCAGGCACAACCCCTGCGCAGGACTATCGCCCCACACAAACCGCCTAGTTAATCGGTGGAAATCGGTTTTAAAACGCGCTCGCTCGCTGGCGCTCGCTCGCACTCCGATAGTTCCTTCCGCACAGAGCCTTACCTATGCGAAAGCAAAAAGCCTTCGTGGTCGCTAGGGCGACCCCAATGCTTTAAATGGCGGAGCCATTGGTATACACTCTCCGCCTATAATATTTTTCCAGTATTTGGGCATACAAATGTCCGTATTGTACATATAATTATAACAATTTGATAACGAAGCGTTCGTTTTTGGTATCTGAACGGGTTAGTATATATGTAAGGATAAACGAACGGAAGTCCCTAGTGAGTTTATCCTTCTGGCTCGGCAGCCTAGGGGCTGCCTCGCAAGGGGGTAGCGAAGCGCCTGAAGGCGCTGAGCGAAGGGGGATTTTATAACGGAGGTTTTATATGGCTGCTAAGGGTGGTCAAGAGCACCACAATGTGGCTAAACTCCGAGAGGCTAAGGCCAAGGTATTAGATTTTGTCCGTCAAGGGTTAGACCTCCAGGATGCGATTGCTCGCTCTGGCAGGAAGCCTGACGTGATGAAAGACTGGCGCAAAGATGAAAAGTTCATCAAACAACTTGAAGCCGCCAGGATTGAAGGCGAGCGTACCCTCAGCATTGTAACGGGGGATGCAAAGTTTAAGATAGGTTTCGAGGAGTTCTCGTCTGAGTTCTTAGACTCCCCTATCTTCCCCCATCACAGGTCCTGGATAGATGTCCTTGAGGGGCGCGAGCCGTCCTACATACATTCTTCGATGACTTATGAGCCAGCCAGCGCTAAACGGTTACTAATAAACGTACCCCCTGAACATGCCAAGTCAACAGTCATCACAGTTAACTACTGCGTCTATCGAATTGCGATGGACCCGAATATCAAGATTACGATTGTCTCTAAGACTCAAGAACGCGCTAAGGAGTATCTCTACTCCATCAAGCAGCGGTTGAGCCACGAGCGTTGGTCAAAACTACAGGCTGTCTATGGCAGCAGTGGGGGATGGAAAGAAGATGCCGATACTTGGAAGGCTGACAGGATTTATCTCAGCCGCGACTCAACGGAGAAAGACCCGACAGTACAAGCCCTTGGTATTGGTGGACAGATTACAGGAGCACGCTCAAATCTCATTATCCTTGATGACGTTGTTACGACATCCAACGCACACGAATGGGAAAAGCAACTCATCTGGCTCCAGCGAGATGTAGTTACCCGTCTTGGTGATTCTGGTAAACTGCTTATTGTAGGAACTCGTATAGCATCTAATGACCTATACCGAGAGATTCGCAATGGTGAACACTGGACAAGCGGCAAGACTCCTTTCACGTATTTTTCTATGCCAGCGGTTCTAGAGTTAGATGAAGACCCTGAAGACTGGGTTACCCTATGGCCTAAAAGTCACATTCCTTGGGAAGGCTCAGATGAGGATATACAACCTGACGAGAATGGCCTTTATCCTAAATGGGATGGGCCAGCACTATTTCGCAGACGTTCCGAAGTCAGCCCGTCGGCCTGGGCGCTTGTGTATCAACAGCAAGATGTCCAAGAGGATTCAATATTTTCCCCTGTATGTGTTCAGGGTACGATTAACAGATTCAGGAGAAGGGGACCTCTAAAGCCTGGCGCTAAGGGACATCCTACCGAGTATGGTTCTTGGTATACCATAATGGGGCTAGACCCTGCTATGACTGGTAATACTGCTGCTGTTATGATGACGGTAGACCGTAACACCCGCAAGAGGTATGTACTTGACTGTATCAATATGTCAGACCCGACACCTCAGAAGATTCGCCAGTTGATTGAAGACTGGACTAACCTGTACCACCCACAAGAATTACGTATCGAAATCAACGCACACCAGAAGGCATACGCCCTAGATGATGACCTGCGTTCTTACTTGGCTTCTAACGGAGTCAGGTTCTCCAGCCAGTTTACTGGTAAGAACAAATGGGATACTGCATTCGGCGTAGCGGCTTTGAGTGGGTTGTTTGGCACTATGAGAAACAATGTACATCAAAAAGATAACTTAATAGAATTACCGTCACAGGATAACTCTGAAGGTATCAAGGCTCTAATCCAGCAACTCATAACCTGGACTCCTGATACTAGAGGCAAGACCGACTGTGTGATGGCTCTTTGGTTCTGTGAACTACGTGCCAGAGAAATGATAAGCAATGCTAGCATCAACCAAAGCCACATCTCAAATAGATGGGCTACAAGAAGACAACTAGATAACCGTTACACAGTTAATGTGAACGATTATGAGTTGTCTATGTACGAATAGGACTATAATGGAATTTGATATCCACTCTATAGCGCGGCGCGTCGATAATATTAAGATGCGTAACTCTGACCGCGATGCGCGCATGTCGGATATCCTTGCCGTACGCAAGGGAGATATGGGTGAAATCTACCCAGACCTGTTCCCTGAAGGTATGGACAAAGCCATGGTTGCCAACTTTGTTGATGTTGCCGCACGAGACTTGGCTGAAGTACTAGCACCATTACCATCTTTTAACTGTTCAGCAATGAACGTTAATAACGACAAAGCCCGAACATTTGCTGACAAGCGTACGATGATTGCAAACAATTACATCTATCACTCACGTCTACAGTCTCAAATGTACTCGGGTGCTGATTGGTATTTCACTTATGGATTCCTACCAATTCACGTCGAACCAGACTTTGAGGCAAACCTACCCCGTATTCGCGTAGAAGACCCTACGGGTGTCTATCCAGACTTTGATAGATTTGGTAGATGCGTAGCATACGCAAAGCGTTACTATAAGACTATTGGTGAACTTGCAGTAGAGTATCCTGAGTACGCACCGTTCCTACTCGGACGTGACGGATTCAACCAAGATACAAACTCAATGGTTGAGATGATTCGCTATACCGATAAAGAAGTTACTGTTCTTTACCTACCTAGCAGAAGTAACTTTGTTCTAAACGCAGCACCTAACCTTCTTGGTAAGATGACTGTCTACATCGCAAAGCGTCCTACAGTTGACGATGAAATGCGCGGACAGTTTGATGATGTACTCTATGTACAACTTGCCCGTGCTCGTTTTGCTAACCTTGCTATGGAAGCAGCAGAGAAGTCAATCCAAGCACCATTGGTTGTTCCATCTGATGTTGTTGACCTTCCTATGGGTCCAGATTCAATCATTCGTACTTCTAATCCAGCAGGTGTTGGTAGAGTAAGATTAGATATGCCACCAGCGGCATTCCAGGAACAAGCAGCCCTACAAGCAGAATTACGTTTAGGTGCTCGCTATCCTGAAGGTAGAACTGGTAACATTGATGCCAGCATTATTACTGGACAAGGTGTACAAGCACTACTTGGTGCTTTTGATTCACAGATTAAAGCAGGACAAACTATCCTTGGTGAAACACTAGAGGATGTATTAAAAACATGTTTCGAGATGGACGAAGTCCTTTTCGATAAAGAAAAGAATGTCAGAGGAACAGCGCAGGGTACTCCGTACGAGTTAAAGTACACACCAAGCAAAGACATTAAAGGTGACGCTTCTATTGAAGTACGTTATGGTTTAATGGCAGGACTTGACCCATCGCGCGCTCTGATTTTCTCTCTTCAAGCACTTGGTGCTGATTTAGTATCCAAGGATTTTATACGACGTGAATTACCGTGGAACGTTAACGTTTCTATGGAAGAACAACGTATTGAAATTGAAAAGATGCGTAACAATCTAGCCGCCGCTGTAACAGCAACTGCTCAAGCAATTCCTGCTATGGTTGCGCAAGGCCAAGACCCATCTATGCTAATTCAAAAAATTGCTGACGTTATTGAACGTCGTCGCAAAGGGGACACTATAGAGGCTGCTGCACTGGCTGTGTTTACACCGCAACCCGCGCCTGAACAGCCTATGCAGGAAGAAACGGTTCCGCCAGGCACACAGGCTCCAGTTGAGATGCCTACGTCCCCAGTCGCTCCTGGCGCCTCTGGCGGAGCCCCTGCTGCTCCTACTGACCTAGCAAGTATCTTGGCTGGATTAGCAGGCTGATATGGCTACTAAAAAAAAGCCAATCAAGAAAGTCGTCAAGAAAATGACACGACGACCTAGGACAACTAAAGAACCAATTCTAACTAAACTAGATTTCTGGGCTATTGCAACTAAAGAAGTTTATGATTCACTACGCAAAGCAGGTATGGACGAATCTACTGCTTTAGCGTTTGCTATGGACAGGTCAAGTTATCCTAACTGGATAGTTGACCCTATCGACCCAATTAGAAACCCACTGGATGATTTCGACGAAGATGAGGACTAAATTATGTCAATGCAAGACTTACCAAGTGGGCCAGCGCAACTATCCCGTAGAACTGATTTAGGTAACGTAAAAAAAATTCAAAGAGAAGGCAAGAATATTGCCGAGGCTTCTGGTGGTACTTATGGACAACGCAAGGAACTAGGCGAATTATCGCAAGGCGCTATTACCAGAGTAGCAGAACCTGCCCGTGCTAATCCTCTCGCTAACTCCTTACCTCCTGTTAATTTAATGGCAGAAGGCGAAGAAGGAACACCGCTTTCTGACGGTGCTGCTGGTGGTCCTGGTCGTGACCGTTCTGCTTTAATGACACCTGTTGATGACTTTAATCAAGGTGAGTTACTAGCCCGTGCTATGTATCTTGCTAACCCAACTCCACAACTTGCTAGAATCGTAGAAGCGTTTAACGAAGAAAAACGGGGCTAAGTAGTGGCTGAATTTAAACAACCTACTCTAGGTCCTGCTGCACAGGCTGTCTATAACAATAGTCAAGATTCTTTGCGCCGTAGAGTTGCTATTCAAATGAATACTCTGCAACCAGCAATGTATACTAACTTTGAAGAAATAGTTAATAGATATCCTGGTATGAGTAAAGACCTAGTAATGGCTATGGTTAGCCAAGGACTTACGGTTAATACACCTGGAATTGGCAAGATTGTATCTATGGATGGAATCTCGCAACTTAAAAACGATGCTTTAAACTTAGATAAAATCAAATCTACAGTTAAAAAAGACCGTGGTTTTCTTGGTGCTATCGGAGATACATTCCGTAATGCTATTTATGACCCATTTAAAGGCGCTACTCGCCTAACTTTTGCTGCATTACGTCATCCTTATGACAGTATTACTGCTGCAG